AGCAGCAGCAGCAGCAGCACAGCAGCAGCAGCACAGCAGCAGCAGCAGCAGCAGCACAGCAGCACAGCAGCACAGCAGCACAGCAGTACAGCAGCACAGCAGCACAGCAGCCTGGCAGCACAGCAGCCTGGCAGCCTGGCAAGATGGGCAGTCTGGGTAGCCTGGGCGCTTTGGGCAAGATAGGTAATCTGGGCAGTCTGGGTAGTCTGGGCAATCTGGGCAGTCTGGGGGGAATAGGTACTTTCCGCGGTGGCGCGCTCCGAAACCGCCGCTCTCACCATGACAGGAATGAAAAAATATAGCTGCAACTTGTTGCACAATAAGAGGTTGCGATGTGCAATAGAGTTAAGCTGGGAGATGCACTGGCCGGAATCGGAATCTGCCACTACCATTTCCCAGGTTTTCCTGCCTGCCTGTTTTCACAATTGAAGGGTTCCGACAGATGGATAAGGCTGAAGCAATCAAGGTGATGACCGACGTGGCGATCCACCGCGCACCGCACAATCGAGCTAGAATCAAAGAGGCACTCGACTGCCTCGAACCTCCCGCCAGCGCACCGGCACCCAAAAAGAAGAAGTCTTCGAAGGGAGACTAAATGGCGACAGCCACTGCAGCAGGGGCAAAATACACTACGGACAATCTGTACCGAGCCGAGAAGTCTCGGCAGATGTCCGCAGCAGGCCGCGACATCGGTGACATCCCGCCGGTCGTGGATCAGGAGAGACGGGAGTCCTGTGAAGGTAACTTCCGAGACTTCTGCGAGATCTACCACGCGGATCTGTTCAGCCTAGACTGGTCTGCGGACCACCTGAAGATCATCGACAAGCTGGAGACAGCGGTTTTGCAGGGATCTCAGTTCGCGATGGCGATGCCACGCGGGTCCGGCAAAACGACGCTCTGCTATATTGCCTGCGAGTGGGCATTGCTCTATGCCCACCGCGCATTCGTTGTCCTGGTCGGAGCGGAGGCAACTGCTGCTCTGGAGCTACTGGACGCATTACGTACTGACCTGGAAAACAATGAGTACCTGCTGGAAGACTTTCCGGAGGTGGTCTACCCAATCCGGAAACTGGACGGCATCGCGCATCGTTGCAACGGCCAGACCTGCAACGGCGAACGGACACAAATGACCTGGACCTCTGATCGCGTGGTCTTGCCAACTGTCACAGGGAGCAAATGCAGTGGCGCAACTTTACGGGTCGTCGGTCTCACGGGTCGCCTTCGAGGGATGCAGTCCAAAACCCCGGATGGGCATTCGATCCGACCAGACCTGGTCATCGTCGATGATCCGCAGACTGACGACTCTGCCAGATCTGTCAGCCAGAACGATTACCGGGAACGACTACTATCTGGAGCCATCCTGGGGCTGGCAGGTCCAGGAGAACCGATTGCTGCCGTGATGCCGTGTACGGTGATCCGGTTTGGCGACATGGCTGACCGGATTCTGGATCGGCAGCGTCACCCGGAGTGGCGCGGCGAGCGGACGCAGCTGGTTTACGAATGGCCCAAGGCAACGAAGTTGTGGGATGAGTACGCTGACATCTGGTCAGCGGAATTGCGAAATGACGGGGATGGCTCCGCGGCCACAGAGTTCTATAAGAACAATCAGGCGGCAATGGACGATGGCGCGAAGGTTGGCTGGCCTGAGCGATACCTGGACCATGAGATCTCCGCTGTTCAGCATGCGTACAACCTGCGGCTGAAGATCGGTGAAGAGGCATTCAACTCTGAGTACCAAAACCAGCCGGCGGACATTGAGTCACTGACCAATCCGATCTCGATCACAGCCGATGATGTCACGGGAAAGGTTTCTCGAGTGAAACGCGGAGTTGTGCCGGTTGAATTCGATCAACTGGTGGGGTTTATTGATATTTCGCAGAAGTGCCTTTGGTGGACAGTGATGGCGTTCGGAAAAGGATTTGCCGGCACGGTGATTGACTACGGCACCTGGCCAGATCAGAACGTCCGTTACTCTCGGCTGTCTTCGGTGAAGCGGACATTGCAACGCCGGTATCCGGGGAACGGGCTGGAAGCTGCGATCCTGCGGGGACTGGAGGACTGCACTGCGCACATGATGCAAAACTGGCAGGGGGAAACCGGAGGCGAGTTTCAGGTGGAGCGGCTGCTGGTCGATGAGGGTGACGGCGAACACACACAGATTGTGAGATCGTTCTGCCGGCGATCAGACTTCTCGGCAGTGTTATTGCCGGCGAAGGGTCGTGGGATTCGCGCCAGCCACAAACCGATCTGCTCCGGGAAGCCAAAGCAGAACGAACGATTCGGGACCTACTGGAAGATTGTGCGAAACCGTGACAATACCAGATCGGTGCATACAGACGTGAACCACTGGAAGACATTCTCGATGCGGCGACTCGAGGTGCCTGCGGATGACTCCGGGTCAGTGGACTTGTACAAAGCCACTCCGCGTCATCACCAGATGTTTGCAGATCAGGTGACAGCGGAGAAACCAACCGAGGTGGAAGACGTCGCTAGTGGCAATCGAGTCATCGAGTGGGCAAACAGCCGGCAACTGGATAACCACTTCTTCGACTGTCTTGTAGGCTGTCACGTTGCTGCTTCAATGCTGGGATGCATGCTGACTGCCGAGCAACCAATCGAGCCTGCCAGACCAAAGAAACGGAAAGTGCAGTACCTGTAATGCCGCGCAAGAAAAAAGCTCGACCTGCAATTGAGTGTATCACCACTCGACCTCCTGCCTGTCCGAAGTGCAACTGCACGGATCGGACAAAGAAGGGTTCGGTGATCAGACGTGACATCGGGGGAGTGCTTCAGCCGGGGAACATCGAGTACACGGCGATGCAGTGGAACTACTGCAACTGCAAAGATTGTGGGCAGCGATACAAGTTCATCGAGTATTTGAAGCCGGCATCTCGCACCCGCGAGAAGTGACTCTTGCAGGGCATCTTAACGGTCCCCATCATTCGGGGATGCCACAGACCGTCGAACAGATGATTCAGGCAGCTGATGACCTCGAAGAGGTCATCAATGCCGGCGTGATGCAGTCCGCAACGGACAGCATGTCCACGACGTTTGCGCACATGAAAGACATGCGGTCCCAATTGGCGGACCTTCGTCGAAATATTGCGATTGCCCAGGAGCAGGCTCAACGGAAGCCGCGCTGGTCGTCCTTCGACCTGTCAGGGAGCATGTGATGCTCTCGGCACTGAGCAATCGAGTTGGCTCATTCTTCTCCACCGGATACGACGCGATAAAGTCGACCGGTAAGCGGAAAGCAGCCTCGGCTGTCCTCAAGCACGAAGAGGAGCAGCTGAAACATCGCGACCGCAAGATGCTGATCGGCACGGGTCGCGACCTGCATCGGAACTATTCGGTTGTTGCCTGGGCAGTCCGAAAACATCTGGACTATGTCAGCCAGTTCGATTTCCAGTCCCGCACCGGCAACGCCGAGTTCGATGAGACTCTGGAACGGCTGATGGAGGAATGGTCTCGTCCTGCGAACTGCGACGCCGCAGGTCGGCATCCGTTCAGCCGGATAGTCCGCATGGCGGAATCACGACGCACCATTGACGGTGACGTGATGTTCATCAAGCGGTCGAACGGCAAACTGCAGGCAATCGAGAGTGACCTGATTCAGGATCCTCCGCAACGCGACATCGAACAGGCAAATCGCGCACGCTGGTTCAACGGCATCCGCGTGAACACAGATGGACGTCCTCTGGCCTATGGTCTGTACACGCGGTCCAGTGCCGGTCAGTACGAGTTCAGCCGGACATTGCGCGCAGGAGCAGTGATCCACCATGCGTTCTTTGATCGGTTTGATCAGGTGCGTGGCATCTCGCCGCTGGCGGCAGCGTTCAATTCGTTCCGGGATACTTATGAGGGTGTCGATTACGCACTTGCGAAACTGAAAGTCGAGCAGCTTTTTGCGATGGTCATTACCGATAGCTCATCGGACGGAATCGGCACGCACACAAAAACCTCTGAAGGATACGATGTTGATTTCGGTAAGGGACCAGTAAAGCTCGAGTTAGATCCAGGAGATGACGCAAAGTTTTTGTCGACAGACAATCCGGGTCATTCGACACAAGACTTTTTACACCTTGTCTTAGGGATGGCTCTTAAAGCACTCGACATCCCGTTTTCGTTTTACAAAGAAGACTTCACGAACTTTTTTGGGTCAAAAGCTGCGTTCATGCAGTACGACCGGTCCTGCCGCGCGAAACGCGCCGACGTTCGCGAGATGCTTCGCAAAATAACAATTTGGCGAATGCAGCTGTGGATACAGGATGGTGAGCTAAGACTGCCTGCTGGCATGACCCTCAACGACGTTCCGTTTGAATGGGTCGCACTGGGAATGCCATGGTGGGATCCAGCGAAAGAAATCAAGGGAGACCTGATGGCTATCGGGGCTGGCCTCGATAATCCCTACCGAGTCTGCAAGGAACGAGGACGAGGCGAGTTCGAAGACAATGTCAAGCAGATTGCCAGGGCCAAAGAGTTTGCCGCCGAAATGGGAGTAGACATTTCATTTAAGGCAGACCCTGTCGCACCAGAACCTGACGACCTGCCTGATGAAGGGCAAGACGACCTGCCTGATGAAGGGCAAGACGACCTGCCTGATGATGACTCCCAGGAGGATGACGAATGAGTGCTGTTGCTGAAAAGCCAACTTACTTCCGCGGCGCGGTTTCGCATGGCGCTCCCAGTGTCCTGCGGGAAGAGGGAATCTTCGGAGCAGGAATGATCCGGGGAGTTTCCGTTATCACTCGTGGCGAAGCTCTCGGGCATGACCTGTGGGTCGATGCTGATTTCCTGTCGGATGTTGCCGGCGCAATGAACACTGCCGTGCTTGCCTCTCCGGGGAACGGTGGGGTCAAAGCTCGCTTCACTCATCCGGGTTTGTCGAGCGACGGGGTCGGTCAGAAGCTCGGTCGATTCCGCGATGCCCGCGTGGAAAAGGAACAGGTCGTCGCGGACCTGCACTTCCAGCAGGCGGCTACGATGACTCCGGATGGAGATCTGGCGAACTACGTGATGACTCTGGCTGAAGAAACGCCAGAAGACTTCGGTCTGTCCATTGTGTTTGAACACAACGTGGAAGCCGCAGAACTTCATCGGCTGGAGCATGCTGCCGGCGGGCGATACATATCACCGGATGAGGACAATAAAAACAACTACCCCCACGCCCACCTCGGCCAATTACGGGCGGGTGATGTCGTGGACTCTCCAGCTGCCAACCCGGAAGGGTTGTTCCATCGAGGGCAGGAAGCAGCGAGAGAAGGGGAAGCCCTCCTGGAGTATGCATTGGGTCTTTCCGACGCCAGACCCAGCCTGTCTCGTCTCAGCGTTGACCCGGATCGCGCTGCGATCTTTGTCACGCGATTTTTAGAGCGTCATGGTTTGGAAATTCAACCTGTAAAGGGGGACGAAATGTCTTCTGAGAATGAAGCTCCAACAGTAGGCGAAAACGTCCCTAGCCGGGAAGAGTTCGCCGCTGAGTTGGGTCGGTACGTGGGACGGTTTGGCGCTGAATGTGGATCGAAGTGGTTCAGCGAAGGGGTGTCTTATCCGGATGCCTTGGAACTGCACTTCGAAAATCTTCAGAAGGAGATCGAACGCCTGAATCAGCAGGTTGCTGGCCTCAAAGAGGTTGTGCAGTCGCTGGATCGAGGTGACGACGAAGGTGCCGACTTCGTGGAGGACGATGAACAGCCTCCGCAGGAACGCACTCTGCGAAACCGAATTCGAATTCAGGGTCGACCGATCAACAACTGATCGAAGTCTGCCTTCACACACACATCCTTTTCAAGGAGTTTGAACAGTGGCGAATGACCTTTATGCCGTGTCTGACTTCATCAGTGATGCTCTTGACGTAGACAAGACCATGACGAGTGAAGTCCTGAACGGATCGCCGTTGGTGGCACGCCTGCCAATCAGCGACACGTCAGACGGCTCAGAGACGCATAAGTATAATAAATTTACTGGTGCGCCAACCGTTGGATTCCGTGCGGAGAATGCTGGACGCGACTACGACCACTCGGTCGACACCGTCGTGACTGCGACCTGTACGATTCTTGACTTCTCGTACCGCGTTGACTTTGCCACTGCGAACGCATGGCGACAGGGACCGGAAGATCTGATTGCACGCGAAGGTGTTCGGCACCTGGCGGCAGCGCTGTTCAAAGTGGAACAGCAAGTCATCTATGGTGTCACGTCTCCTGGGGACGCATCCGGGTTTGCCGGGTTCCTGGGGAATACGGATTACGACGCTCTGGCTGATGACATGGTGATCAATGCTGCCGGGACAACTGCCTCTGTGCAGTCGTCGCTATGGGCATTCAAGACCGGGTTTAACGACGTTCGTCTGGTGACTCCGTTCACGCGGGGCATCACGCTGGGTGACACCATCGTGACCGAAGCGAACGACTCTAACCATCCCGTGTATTACACACCTGCGTCCATGTACATTGGGCTTCAGATGGGTGGTAAGTACAGTGCCGGTCGCATCGCGAACCTGAACAACGCGACCGACAGCAAGCCGCTGACCGACGACTTGATCTCAAGCCTGCTGTCCGAGTTCCCTGCCGGTATGGGACCAGACTTCATGGTCTGCAACCGTACTTCGTTGAAGGACCTGCAGCAGTCGCGCACTTCGACGAACACGACAGGTGCTCCTGCTCCATTCCCGACGACTGCGTTCAACGTGCCGATCTTCACGACCGACGCGATTGTGCAGACTGAAGCTGTCGAAGTGTAATCCATGCCGACTCCACTTGAGAACGCTGTCATTGCAAATCTGAATGCCGTGAGGAAGGTGCATGGAGCATCTGTCACCTACTCACGGGATTCAACTTCACTGACAGTGTCTCAGGCAGTTCAGGGGTCGACGGGGAAGACGACGATTGATGTCGGTGGGACAGAACAAGTAGTGGAGGTGGCAGATTTCATTATCAAGGTCTCTGACCTTGGTGATCTGGCACCTCCACAAAACGGTGATCTCATCGTTCGAGTGATTGGAGACGATTCCTACACATGGACTGTCGAACCACTGAGTGCCGGTGAGACTGCCTGGGACTGGTCTGATACTGCTCGAACGACATACCGGATCCGGACTCGCAAGGATGGAGCAGACGCTTACGAAGTGTCTGAGACATCCGGGTTCGATCTGGCGGGAGATGAGTTGAAGCATGCCTAAGGGTGCGGAGACATTTCAGATCAAAGGTGTCAATGAGACGATTGCAAACCTGCATCGGATCAATGGAGCCTGCGCACGTCCTGCGGTTTCAGCGGGAATGCGGAAAGGTCTGGCGGTCATCCGTAAAGCGATCAAAAAACAGTGTAAGCATCCCAGCGTGGCTGCCACCGTGGCATCGCGGTTCACTCGAGGCCGGAAACGAAATACTCACATCTACGCCAAGGTGGGACTGGGAGTCGGTAAACGACGACCCGGTCGTTTCAACCGCAGTGGCGGGGAAGGAATGTCAAACTTCAATATCCACTGGTATGGGATTGGCATGACCAAGACCATGAACCGATTGCAATATACGACTGGCCGCTACACCGGTCGGATGTGGACAAACAAAACGCGACCGGAACCGGTCAAGGCTGGATACGCAGTATCCCGTGGGAACGCGGTCGGGTTGATGGTGAATCACATGAAGAGAGTCTTTGTCCAGAAGATGGCGGCAAGGATCAAAGTTCGGACCAGAAGGTGAAGATCGACTGGGACAAAGAGTCTGGCAAATGGAACATTCGAGAGATCGAAACCGACAACCTGATCTGCCGTGTTTCCAGTGTCCGACTACTGGCTCCCTCTGAGCTTGTTAGCACTGACGGCATGCGTCACGGCTATTTGGTTACGGCAGGCAAACTGTCTGTCTCTGATAATGTTGCAATAATTTTGAAAGGGTAATCAAATGGCTAAAGTGCCTTCAAAAGGGACAGTCCTGCAGCAGGAACTGTCAATGGTCTTCACAGCCGTGGCTCAGCTGTCTGAGCTGAGTTATTCAGGCGGAGAATCAGAAACATTTGACTGCACAACCCTTGATTCCGGAGTCGGCAAAGAACTCGGGCAAACGGGATACGCAGAAGGCGGAGAGGTTTCACTCTCCGGATTCTACGATCCAGCGCTGGCAGGACATCAAGCCATCAGTGACCTGGTCAGCACGCCTGCCGATCAGAACTGGAAAATCATCTTTGCGGACTCGGCGACCACCGAGATGCCGTTCACGTCTGCCGGCGTTTCATGGGAAGTGACAGCCGCGATGTCTGACGGGTTGAAGTTCTCTTCATCCCTGAAGGTTGACGGTCTGCCGACTTACCCAACATGATGGATGATTGACGATGAAGTGTAAGTTATTGGAAACCATGGAGGCCGGTCCTTCTGCACCAGATGACATCTGCTTTGAAGAAGATGGTCGCCGTCTGATTAAAGCCGGCACGATTATTGAGCACAAAGATGCATACAAACTCGCTCATGGAGGGCATGCAGAACCGGCTGACAAGGAATGCGAAGACCGCGTTACTGCCATGAACCAGACGCAGCGTGGAGCGCTGAAGAAGGTTCACGACCGGATTATGGAAGAGCAGCGAGAGTTTCAGGATGAACTCGAAGCAGAGATAGAAGATGACGAAGACAATGATGAGTGACATCATTCTTGTGAATAGCCTGCCAGCGAATTCACCTGAAAGCCTGTCCAGTGACACTGACACGAGATCAATTTCTGAAGCCAGTCGAAATCCCTCGGGAAGAAGTGCAGATTCCCGAACTGGGAGGATCGGTTTGGGTGAAAGGGATGTCGGCTGCCGACCGCTCGAAGTTCGAGAAGGATTTCCAAACCGCGAGCGGCAAGACGAATAAGCGTAAAGCCGCTGAAGTGCGGGAGCGTTTGCTCGTCGCCTGCGTTTGTGACGAGAATGGTACGCGAATGCTCACCACTCAGGACATCGATGCCCTCGGGAGGCAGTCGATTCAGATCGTCGAGCGAATTGTGGAGGTCGCACAGAGGCTGTGCGGCATGAGCAATGAAGACGTTGAACTGATGGCGGGAAACTCCGAAGAGACAGAAGGGGGCAGCTAGCAAACGAACTTGCGCGACAGGTTGGCTCCCTGTTCCCCAGCGACCTGCTCGAGGGGATGACCCATGACGAGTTTTGCGAGCTTGAGGCATATGACCGGGTCATGCCTCTCGATCACACTCCGCGGATGCTGGGTCTCCTCGCGTACATGGTCGGTAAGTACCTTGAGTTTGATCCTGGAGAAGCCGATCTTCGAAGGATCTGCATGCCGTGGCTTCCGGAATTGAAAGAAACCAGTGAGGGGGCAATCGCCTCGATGTCTCCGATCTCGACCCCAGTGAAGACGAACGAATGAGTGTCGCCGGAAACCTTGTCATCAACCTGATGGGTAATACCCAGCATCTGTCGAAGCAACTCGTCAGGGGTAAGGGGATGGTACGGTCGTTCGGGACATCCAGTTCCGGGATCCTCACTCGCTTCGGATCTCGAGCGACGATGGTTTTCGGTGCTGTGGGGACTGCCGCCAAGAAGATGGCAGGCACCCTGCAAAGCACTGCCACGATTCTCGGTCAGGCACTGGTTGTCGGAGCTGGGATGTCGATTGCCAAGACGATTGAGTACAACGATACCTTGAGAGCGGCTGGCGCGAGAGCGAGGACGACCGCGAGAGGGTTGAAAGTTCTGGATGAGCGTGCGCGCGAACTGGGGCGCACAACCTCCTTCACGGCAACGGAAGTTGCTAGGCTGATGATGATCCTCGGCCAGAGCGGCTTCAAGGTCGGTGAGATTACGACGATCACCGAAGACGTGATGAACCTGTCTCGCGCGACAGGTGCAGAGGTTGAACTGGCAGCAAAATTGCTCGGCAACACGATGGGTATCTTCAAGATGGAGACAACTGATGCCGGCAGGATCGCGAGTGTCTTCACCGGGACCGTCAACCGGACCCGAACGAACATCGAGAACCTGGCAGAAGGCTGGAAGTTTGCGGCAAAGGAAGCCCACAACTTCGGCATGGACATGGAGGAAACCGCAGCGATTATGGGAACCCTGGCTCAAATGGGTCTGGAGGGTTCCATCGCGGGAACTGCTGTCCGGCGGATCGCGACACTTTCTGCTGTCGAAGCGGAAGCGATTGAGAAGGACTTTGGGATTGCCTTCAAGAAGGCTGGTGGCGAGATGAAATCGCTGCTGGACATCATGGATGAGATTTCCAAAGCGACTGATGAGCTTGCCTCCCCTGAGAAGATGACGAAGTTCTACGAAGCCTTCGGACTGCGAGGGGTGACGGCAGCCTCCGGACTGGCTGACGAATCAGTTGGCACCAAGCAACTGCTGGCGGAACTCCGTGCTGTGGGGGATGAGGCAGCAATAACAGCGAAGAAGATGGATGCCGGCATTGGTGGAGCATGGCGACGACTGAAGTCAGCCATTGAGGGAGTCGCGCTGACCATCGGGGATGTGATGTCACCCGGTGTCATCCTCGCGATGGATAAGATGAAGAACGCGATGAACAGCTTTACCGACTGGATGAAAGACAACTGGAAGTCGGTGACGGAGAAGATGGGTGAAGTGCTGGTCACCTTCATGGCGTATATCAAGACGATTTTCGGTGACATCGATACCAGCATCCAGATACTCTCAGGTCGAATGGAGCAGGTGAAATTACTGCTTGTCAAATCAGCACTTGGTCCTGTTGCTGGCGCAGCCTTGCAGAAAGATTACGACCGACTGAATGCCTCGAACGAGCGGCTGGAGGCGCAGATGCGGAAGAATGCCAAGGCGCTGGCGGCTGCTTACATTGCTGAACTTCGAGAGATGATCGATTCAATGAACAAGGTTCCGGAAGGACCGCTGCAGGAAGGTGGAGGTCCGAAGGTCGAAGATCCGCATGCCGGCATGTACTGGGACGAAAAGAGAGGCATGTGGTGGCCTAATCGTTACAAGCGTCGAGAAGCAACCGGGGATCACAGCACAGGGATCGCCGGCGCTCAGATGCGAGGGTCTTCAGAAGCACTGTTGACGATCTTGAATGCCGGCGGCGCTCGAACTGATGAAATGCAACTGGCAATTCAGAAGAAGCAGCTGAATGAGGAGAAGGCTCAGGCAGAATGGATGAAGAAAATCGCTAACAAACCTTCCGTTGAAATCAATGTCGTAGATGCGCCATGACAACCAGGACATTGGTATGCGTGCCGGCAAAACAGGTCTATCAGCAGTCCTATGTGGATGCAGATATTTATCAGCCTGTTGCGGTGGCAAGTGCCGTGTACCAGTCAGATGCGGTGACAAGTGCTGTATACCAGTCAGATGCGGTGACAAGTGCTGTATACCAGTCAGATGCGGTCGCTAGTCAGGTAGGGTGTTGAAATGAGTTTTGAAGGAACAATTCAGGAAGACTCAACTTTTAGCGTTATGATGCGGATAGAGGCAGATGGGTCAAACGCTGTCCAGGCTGACATTAGCTCAATCACCTGGGCGATCTACGATGCCGATGAAACAGACGCGACTGCAACCGGGACGCTGACTGTGTCAAATGTGATCTTTGACACGTTGCAAACAGATGGCCGCTGGAGCAAAGACGATACTGGATATAACTTCCGACACGACGTTGCAGCCACAGTGCTGACAGATCCCGGCACGTACCAGATTGAATACAAAGTGACGTTTACCGGTGGCGATGTGAGCTACTTGGAGCCAGTGAGGTTCGCTGTACTGGGGGTTAAAACAGTATAAACGGGCTGAAAAAGACAGCAAGAATGAACAATAATGAATCCAGACGCAAATGCAGCCGAATGGGTAGATGTCGTAATCCGGCTGGTGACTGCTGGTGGCTTTGGTGCTCTAGTTTGGTATCTTGTCGTGAAGCATATACCGAACATTGAAGCGAGGCACAAAAAGGAGCGAGATGAGTGGCGAGCGTTTATCGGTGGGAGGGACGAAGCGTTGAAGGAAGTGATCGACGAGTTCACGAGTGAAGTTAAACAGTCTCGCCAGGAATTGGCTGAGCTAAAAGTGGAAGTCCGTGGCTATAACCGAACAGGATAAGCATAAATCTTTTGAGGTTGGGGCATTTGCTCGACTGGCAAACATCATGGCACTGGCTGTGGTTGTTCTAATGCTTGCACTGGCTTTGATTGGGGGTTATGCGACTTCCCAGTTACAAACGACTCCGGCAGACGTCTTGGCGAAGGTGACAGAAATTGAAGGTCAATTTGCCGACCTGTTAGAGGAGTTGACGCATACCACGGGTGAGTCTCAGATCATGGCAGATGCTCTCCAAGAGTCAGGTGCCGCAGTCGCAGCGCTGGACCCAGATGGGATTATTCAAATGTGGTCTGCTGGCGCAGAAAAGCTGTTTGGTGTCCCGGAGTCAGATGCTCTGGGACTTGGGTCTGGCTTCCTGATTCCTAACGGCATGCGAGCGAAGTATCATCTTTCATTCGAGAAGAAGATGAAAGACGTCGACTCGTCAAGCTATCACCGGTTTGAAGGTGTCGCCCTCCACTCTGACGGGAGTGAGATTCCAATAGTTATTGAGGTTTGGCCTGTGCCAGGCCAAACCAGCGTGGCGATTTTCACGCCGCGGGAGATGCTCCGAAGCACAGGGGGCGAGTAAAGTGACAGTCATCTATCGTGGAGAAGATCATTCAGCGCGGAAAGGCCGAAACGAACTCGGTCAACGAAAGTACACACGCGTCTTTAAGATGGAGACGACCGACAAGCTGGAAGATGTCTTCGATGTCGGGTCACATGCCAGCCTGCCGCTAATTGGTGACACCTACCCGCGTGATGCGGATGCCTACTGCACCTCTCTGGATGTTCAGTGCGTTGCCGGATGGAAGCAGTGGGCAGTGACTGCCGAATACAAGGTGACTTCGGACGCTCCTTCAAATCAGCATACGCCGATAGAGGACCCATTCCAGCTGTCGTGGTCTTCCGAGATTTACCAGGAGCCAGTGTTTCGCGATGTGGACGAAAAAGGAGTGATGAATTCTGCTGGCGACTACTTTGTAGACCCGGCTCCACAAAAGTCTGCAGTCCAGCTGATCGCCAAAATTAAGCAGAACTATGCTAGTATTCCAAGCACGATCTTGTCGTTGCAAAACACGGTTAACGCAAACTCGATCTCGATTGGTGGACTATCTATTGACGCCCAGCTGGCAAAGATGACTCGAGTGGAGGTTTCGGAGCGTAAAACGCGAGGAAACTTCCACTATTACACAGTCAGTTTTGAGATTCACATCAAGAAAGAAGGATGGAGGCCACAGATTCTGGATGCCGGTCTGCGAGAGATTGACCCGGTGGATGACACTAAGAGAATCCACATTAAGGATGACGACTTAGCCGAGATCACATCCCCTGTTCCGCTGGATGGTGAAGGGAAAAGGCTTGCCAATCCGACTCCCGACACAGCGGTCTTCAAAAAGTTTCAGATTTACGAAGAAGCTGACCTGAGCCAGCTGCCGGGGATTAGCTGATGCCATCAATCCCGACAGACGAATTGATGACGCTGATCGTGCGAACGGTGGAAGATTACCTTCGCCGCTCGAAAGGCGGAGACGCGCCGACCGGTAAATGGAACGGCCGTCCTGTTCGATCTCACTGGGCGATTACGAACTCTGTGCTAAACACAGCCTCAAATGGAGTCACGACACCATCGAGTGTCTCAGTTGAGATTCTGCGGAAGAACAGTGACGGCGATCTGGAGCGGACAGGAGTCGTTAAATCGATTACGCATCGGTATGAGGGGATTTCTCTGGAACCGGGTACTCTTATCCGTATCAAAAAAGCTGATGGAGAATGGATGCTGGAAGCCGCAGACTGCGAGCCACTTGCGGAGCCGCCGGTATGAGTTTGATCGGAAGGTGCTGCCATTGTGCGGACGACAATTGCATGGGGTGCAGTGGAGCAGAACCGACCTCATGGACGCTCGATTTTTCGCCGGCGATACAAGTGCCGTCGCCCACGGAATACACGGCAACCTGGAATGATGGCCTTGGGGTGGCGCACGAATGGTGGCAGGAAATCACATTCCCCGACCTGTCAACGCTGGGGGCGGCCACGAGTCTCCCAGGCGTGACGATCAACGACTATCCGGCGCTCGGGCCTGCTGGGACGTTGTTTCCTGCGCAATTCAAGCCTGGAGCGACCTGCACATGGGGAACGACCGTCGGCACATATTATCAATTCGTCGGGACATTCTATTCTCATCCGATCACGGCCGCGGATAAGGCGTGCCCCGCACTGAAACCATATGAGCTGGACAGCACGCCGGCGACTGACTTTTTTCATCCTGTCGCGTGGTGGCCGAATCCTCCGTACAAGCCATTTGATCCGTTTGCTCCGCCGGCTGGTGAAGCAACCGGCTGCGGCTCGTTCACGTATCAGACCGGACAACATTGTCGCGGCGTGAGCTGTCTCTTGTTGGCAAGTCCATCCGAAGGGGATGTTCTGCTGACGCTAAAAATGTGCCTGATGCTTCGTGCGTTTTATTACGTCGACGCACCTGACATGGCATTCACCGACGGCAGAAGAGGTTCGTCAGGGAGTCGTCTCCCATCAAATACGCCGTTCGGCGTTCCGAAATCTGTGGGTGTTGAAATGGTCGATGCACTCTTTCCGGCGCATCCGGCGCCGGACGCTGAAGTCAACTACGGCGGCGCCACGCACTACGCGTGGAAAGAAGCGATGACACCGTGTGAAAGCACCATCTGGCCGTTTGTGTATCCAGAAATTTCGCAGAAGTATGAGTCAACAGTGTCGTGCAACGACATTAAAAACGGCCCCGTCGAGCTGCCGTTGGTTCAGGAATATGTTGACGGCGGGATGCCACAGATTGGGATTTGGTCGGCGATTGGCATGACGGAGATTCCGCAGGCAGTGACGGTGACGGCAGCATGAACGACGCAGAACGACAGGCGATCCTCGCAGAAACGACCGTCAACGGCGTGGTCATGGCCGAGCTGCCAGAGACGGCGGTGATGTCTGTGCTGTCGCCGGCCGCAACGGTGGAGACGACGCGAGCGCATGCGGCGGAGTTTCACGGCACGATCGGTGAGGCAGTGATGGCCGACTGTTGTCTGGCACATGAATGCTACGACGCAGCCGGGACGCTGACGCACTACTGCTGCGAAGTGACGGGCTCGCCGGAGTGGATCGCACATCTCTGGCAGTATTATCAGGACAACCTATACCGCGCGACGCATACGCAGTACGTTGACCGCTCGATTCTGTCGGTGCTGGAAGAGCACGGTCTAACGTCGCCGTCGTTCGAATTACGACAATCGCAACGGGCTGCGAGAATCCAACAGCAGCGCGAATCCTGGCGGACAATAGAGGTCGCGTTACAGACCGCAGCCGCGGCGCGACGTGCTGCGAATCGCGAGACGCTACGAGGGGCGCAGTAGTGGCAACATTCGATACAGACCCGACCAGCGACATCACGGTCACCGGATGGACGGAGACATCCGATTCTGTCTGGGAAGACCTAACGTCAGGAAGCGACGGCGACGAGTCGACCGTGGATGACAACGGCAACGCCGCGACGTTTGGTGGCGTTACTCTGCCGGCTGATTTCCCTGCGGCCGGCGCGGACAGTGTGACGTATTCCCTGCGTATGCGGATTCAAAGTGATAAGCCTGATCCTGACCCTGACATGCGGTTCCAGATCCTGACCAGCGGCAACGTCGAAATAGCGGTCGTCACGGTTTCGCTGGGCAGTTCGCCCACCGCGTTCACCACGTACACCGGCAGCATGACGATCAGTGGAAACAATACGGACACGGGCTGGACGGGGCACAGGCTGCGGCTCACGCCAATCAAAAACGATTCGACCCGTGACACGGATTTCGAAGTTTCAGATCTCGACGCCACTGTGACGTACACGGTCAGCGGCGGAACAACTGCCGGGTTTCATTTGATCCGAGGCGGCATCATTAAAACTAAACTGAGGGGACTGGTTCGATGACGGCTGCATATTTGGGCGACTTTGCTGAAGACTCCACGCTGCATTTTATGTGGGATTCGGCCGATCAGGACGGGGCCAGCGTTACGCGATCAGGCAATGGTGAGGTGCGTGTTTACAAAGACAACGGCGCCACGCAGACGACGGCCGGCGTCACTGACACGGAAGACTTTGACGGCCTGACAGGCGTTCATGCCGTCACGATTGATTTGAGTGCTGACGCATTCTACGCGACGGGAAGCAATTACACGGTCGTTCTCTCGGGCGCAACAATCGACAGCCAGACTGTCAACGCGACGCTCGCACATTTCAGCATTCAGAATCGAGTTGCGAGCGTGAGCGGCACCGTTGATGCAAATCTGACATCCATTCTGTCCACGGCCATCGCAGAATCGGCCTCGGGCCGCATAGCCGGAAACTGGGATTCCTTCTGGGACAATGGAAATTCTGGCTCGTCAATCGTCGTGAGTGATGTCGGAACAGCGACTGTCAGTGGCGAGATCTCAGCAAATCTCACCAGTATTAAGGGAAGCCAACTCACAGAAACCACGGCCTCCAGGCTGGCCAGTAATTTTTCAGTTCTGTTTGACAACAATGACGCGGCCTCAACGAAAGTTCAGGACGACCTAGGAACAGCGACGGTATCGTCGACCGTGGATTGCAATCTCGTGCAGGTGTTGGGCACGTCCATCACTCAGACAAGTTCCGGCCGCGCTGCCGCGAACTGGTCGACGCTGTATGACAATAATGACCAGGCGAGCACGAAATTGTTATCGGATATCGGAACCGCAGTTGTCACCGGTCAGCTAAATGCAAATCTGACCGAAGTGATGGGAAGCCCACTCACAGAAACCTCAGCGTCGAACCTTGCCGACAATATCAGCCAGTTCTATGACCTCGACACGACGACGACAAAGACCTGCAATGCCGTGGATCAGGCAACAGTGACGGGAACGATTGACGCAAATCTGACACAAATTCTTTCCACGAACATCGCAGAATCGTCCAGCGGCCGCATAGCCGGAAACTGGGATCAGCTCTTTGATAATGGGGACGCCGCCTCGGCCGTCACGCTGCAAACAATCCAGGACATCGACGACAGTATCACCAACATCGCGGGATCTGGCGCACGGACCATCACGGTGAACGTCAAAGACACGGCCGCCACGCCAGCCAATCTGGAAAACGCCAAGGTGCGGCTGACGGAAGGAATCAACACATTCCTGGCAAACACAGACGCAAGCGGCGACGCCGTCTTTGGTCTGGATGATGCGACGTACAGCTACTCTATAACCAAAACAGGTTATACGTCTGAAACCGGAACCATCGTCGTCACGGGCGACGCAACGGTCAACAAAGACCTCGCGCAGAGTGCGATCACCGCAAGCAGTGGCAGCGACACCTCGACGGGAGTGCTTATTGTTCGCGATGAGAATTATGCTTTAGAAGCAGCCGTTGACATTAGTATTCAGCTGACAGCGGGGCCTGGAGTTGCTGGAGAAGCTCTGGACACGGCTGTCAGGACACTGTCGTCTGATTCAAGCGGCGAGGTCCAGTTTACAAACATGATTCGCGGAGCGACTTACAATGTTTGGCGATCAGACGCGACTTCCACTACCGTGTTCGGGACCGCGGCTTCCGCGGGTGGGAAAGTGTCAATTGTTGTCCCGGATGCTGCCAGCTTTGACCTGCCTGAATTGCTGGGGACTGAATAGTGAAACACGAAGAAATGGCAAATCGCATCCGTAAGGCGATGCGACTGCATCCCATCACGCAGGCAGAGCTTGCCAGGCAGTCCGGGGAAACTCCCATGCAGATTTCCCGGATCTTGTCTGGCAGCTATATGCCGTCTGCGCTGTCACTGGCTCTCGTTGCGCGCGTGCTGAAACGCGAAGTTTCCGATTTCCTGCCTTGACGGATCCGTCCCGGATCCGTTACCGTTGCTCGCGTCGGCGGCAGAGATGATAACTGACGGAACGGTTCCTTCAGAAAGTTTGCTGGCAGGCATCTGCCGCCGACTTTTTTTTGCAAGGGAATGCTTATGTTGATTTTGGGACGACATATTGACCAGGCGATATTGATCGGTGACGACCAGGGGTTCAACATTCGGATCGTGGTCGTCAAAGTCAATAACACAGGAAACGTCAGACTCGGCATTGAAGCCCCGGATGACGTGCGGATCCTGCGAGAAGAACTGGTTGAGCCTAACGGAGGAAACAATGATGCAGATCGTACAGAGAATCGATGAACGTGGGCATGGGCGCATCTTTGCACATGACCCGGATCTGGACAAAGAATTGGGAGACATCTCCTATCGGCACGAGGAATCCACAGTTCAGATTCTGGACGTGGACATTCAGCCAACCAATACGCCGCACAGTTCCCAGATGGTCTGGTACATCCTCATGGAGCATCTGCGAGGCTCCCTGGACAAAGGTCATGCCCTGCAGATGGTGCTTGTTGAATCAGAGCGACACCGGGAAGACATCCTGCGAGAGATTGGATTCCGTTGCAAGCGGATCCATAAGTGCGATGACGGGGGGCACGTCTTGCTGATGGAACACAAGAACGACGGCTGAAAGCACGCGATGCAGTTCACCGGAAAGCAGTTCGAAGATGTGATTGCGCGATGGGCCAGAGCACTGGGTGACAGTGGGTCTGTTGGACGCTACGGAGTGCAGGCAATTCACACTGGTGGCGACCGAGGCATCGTGGTCGTTAAGTCACTTCCTGACTTCGAGGGAATCCTGACCGGAAGTCCGCGACAGTACATCTTCGATTGCAAGGTCTGCTCCCAGGCATCGTTCGATCTGTCACCGTACCGCGACCGTAAAGAGCGGCAGCTCCGGCACATGCTGCAACGCAGCCGATTCGGTGCTCAGTGTGCATTCCTGATTCATTGGAATCCACGGTCGCTGAAAACGAAATCAGAACCGGCAGCGACCTACTGGTTCCCGGTTTGTCACTCGATGAAATTCTGGCACGATTTCAAAGCGGCGGAAGTTCGTCGCATCACTCGTGAAGACTGTGCCTGTTATGGAAGGGGGGTGTCATGGGCAGGTAAAAAACCGATGTTACTGCAAACTTTACTCAACGACTGAACAAGGAAACTCAAATGCTGAAGCTGAACAAAGGAAAGAAGATCGCGCCACGGCGGATCATGCTCTACGGTCCTCACGGATCTGGGAAATCGACCTTCGCCTCGAAAGCACCAAATCATGTCATCCTGAATTTTGAGGATGGGCTGAACGACATTGACTGCGTGAGCACGGAGCGCATCACCGCGATCCATGAACTGAACACGATCCTGATGGCACTGGCAGCCAAAGACGGATCGGAACCTAAGGTGCTCGACTGGCTGGTCATCGACACGCTCGACTGGATGGAGAAACTGATCCACGATGAGGTCTGCGGTGACAGCCACGAATCTATCGCTGACGTCCCGTTCGGCGGTGGATACAAGCAGGCACTGGCGAAGTGGGAAAAGGCGATCAAGGGTCTGGAGTATGTGATGCGCGTACGCAACTGCGGCGTGATCGCACTCTGCCACGCCGACGTCAAACGCTACGACCCGCCTGGCGGGGACTCGTACGACCGCTACCAGCCAGCGTTGCACCATCTGGCTTCCCTCCTGTGGCAGGAGTGGTGCGACGAAGTCCTGCACCTGAACTACCGGGTGTATACGAAGACCGAGGATGTGGGGTTCAACAAAGAACGCACCATCGCCTTCGGTGAGAGCGAACGGTACATCCGAACGCAGGAATCTCCCGGCGTGCTTGCCAAATCACGCCTTTCTCTCCCACCTGAAATCGCCTGTGACTGGGAGGTATATCAGCAGGCGCTTGATGCACGCCAAACCACGACCGCAAAACCAAAGAAAGGACCAAAGAGCAATGGGTAATCTGTCCGGCTTCGACGCCGAAAAAGTCGAACACGTTGATTCGAACTTCGAACCGATCCCCGCCGGGGACTACAAAGTCGCCATCATGGATTCGGAACTCCGCAACAACCGCGCGGGAACCGGATCCTACATCTGGCTGGAATTCAAGGTGCTGGACGGTCCGCACCAGAATCGGAAACTGTGGGACCAGTTGACCTTCCAGCATACGAGTGAGAAAGCGCAGGCAATCGGCAAATCACAGTTTGCCGATCTCTGTCTGGCTGTCTCCGTGCCACGTCCGAACGACACCTCCGAACTCCACAACAAGCCGCTGATCGCGACTGTGGCAATCAGTAAGCGTAAGGACACCGGTGGGCTGACCAACGATATGAAGGGATATCGTTCTGCCGCAGAGGGGATTGTGAATCCCCCTGCCGACACGAGTGAGACACCCTGGTAGGAAGCATCGGCACGGATTGCCTGACCGTTGTGTCCAGCGGTCAAATGCCGCTCCCTGCCCGGCAGTGGGCAGGGGGCGTTTTTTTGACTTTGAGCAGGTATGAAAGGTTTTGAGATGAGAAAAATGACATGGGAAGAAATCGAGAAGGATTGGTCCAGGCTGCAAAAACGACACCGAATGGAGATTGCACAAGCAGTCGCTCGGTATTGCATCTGCCGCAAGATGGAAGAGGTTGCTGACCGTTTAGGGTTTACTCTCAAATGGGTAAATCAACAACTGGATTTTGCCGGAGTCGCTGCAGCAACGGATGACCCGACACGTGTCGGGTCATGGGTGGCACCAGATTCAAGCGAAGTCGGGAGCAGCGCCAAATTGCGACCAGCGGTTAACCGGGTAGTGTCTGAATTTGCACCGTCTGTTACGGTGCGATATGAAGGTCGCGACAAGTCCAGGGTTGCCAACATTGAAGGCGATGATGCCGAAGCCTTTGAGCCATACCTCCAACATTACATTGACCTAAATCACGAACCAGCGGCAGCGACTCGGCTTGCGAAGGCAGAGTGGGCAGCGGAAGCAGCGATTGAAGCTGGCGTGATCAAAGAGTCCGTCACCAAACAGAACGAGAAGCTCAACCAGATTCTGTTTCCGGATGAGCAGCGAAGTTCATTCGCAATCGATCTGGAAATGCACATGGCTCGCGTAAAGTCAGCAGCGAAGTTTTTGGACAACGCGAAGATGAACAGTCTTCGCGCGAAGTCAACGTGCGAGAAGGTCGCGTTGGCCGACAAAGCCTGGCAGGAGCAAATGGAGCGACTGCAGGCATTTCACCCAACCTTCACAGGAGAATGACATGGCGTCAATGCGTCGTGTTCGAAAGAACTTCCGAGATGGAGTTCTCCAGTCTGTCAGCACTGGCGATGGCAGCATCGAATCGCTGATGACCCTGGCCGGACAACATTTCGGTCACCAGGTTGGTTATGAGTTGCTGATCAAGTCGTTTCTCGGAACGGAAGTCAGCAACGCGGTTTCCTATCTTCGATCAGAAGAACTGATTGAAACTGTAGGAAAACAATGGAAGACGGTCAGCACACTTGAGAGTAGTGACATCGGCATCATTGCTCTGCGCCGACTGAAACGAGTACGAGGTGAGTTGAAGTCTGCTATCAGGCTGTCGCATGCTCATGGTCGTACTGAAGAAGCTGTAGCGTCTGCACGGATGCTGGAGATTATTGAATCCCAGATCATCAGTGAAGAAACTGTGGCGGAACCAGTCAGTTCTCCAAAAGTGTGAGACCTGTCGTTAAGTCGTGCCGGATGGGCTTTCTGTCCGGCACGACAACCCAATCGCCGTTCAACAACGAAAGAGGATAAACGATGTGCGAACCAAACGAAATGATGACTCCGGAACAAACCTCCACCCTCATGGGCTGGACAAATGCGCATCATAAAGCCGTGATTGTCCTTGGTGCCTGCCTTAGTGTTCGGTTTGGGTGCGAAATCACAGGTGAACTCGAATATGCCGAAGATGACTTTGATGCGACTGCGACGTTTTACCTTTCCCCTGAAGCCTTCGAGGCAATCGACACCACGGTCCTTCGGGATTACATCCTGCAGTGCCAGGTGACCCCAGCTGGAGACAACTTTTTTGAGACCGTGCGCGTCACCTGGCACATGGGATGAGGTGAACATCAATGGAAGACTTCCCCAAGGATTATGGAAAGTTTGCCTTTGACGTCTGGGGGCATCCCGGTTCGAAGATTGAGGGATCGGATCTAAAACGGGACTACTGCCCCAAATGCGGCGAACCGATTCGGGTCGTTGACGCTGCGGTGATGAACATTTGCCTGGACTGTCAGCCAACTGGCAGTCCAGGCAAGTCCGCAGGACGCTCAACATATGAAACCGCGATTGGATATCACGGTGGACAATTCAACGCAGGAGAATGGTAAACGATGCAACCTCGAACCTACCAAACCGAAGCAGTCGAAGAAACGTGGGACTATCTGATGCGGACCTCCGGCAGGCCACTTGTTGTCCTGCCAACCGGAGCTGGGAAGTCGTGGGTGATTGCCATGCTCTGCCAACGTGCGACCGAACTGGACGGTCGCGTGCTCGTGGTCGCGCACCGCAAAGAACTCCTGCAGCAGAACGCAGAGAAGATCTCTGCTCTGGCTGAAGAAGAAGTCGGCTACTATTCTGCCGGTCTCAAGTCGCGAGACACCGACCATCGGCTGATCGCTGCCGGGATCCAGTCCATCTTTCGTGATCCGGCGAAGATGGGAGTCAGGAACCTGATCATCGTCGATGAGGCGCACCTGATCAGCAATGACGTGCAGTCGCAGACGATGTATCAGCAACTGCTGGCTGCCTACCCGGAGGCACGGATCGTCGGGCTTACGGCGACACCGTACCGCACTGGAGAAGGTCCAATCGCCGGACCGGATCGCACGTTCACGAAAATCAGTTATGAGGCACGAGTCTCTGCCCTCACCGAAGCTGGATACCTGTCTCCCCTGACTCGAACTCCCACGTCCACTGTGGACATCAAACGGGTGGGAGTGCGAGGAGGAGAGTTCATTGCCGGTCAAATGGAGCGTGCCTTCAACGAAGATGGAGTCGTCGAAGCTGCCTGTGAAGAAGTCGCCAAACTCACTGCCGACCGCAGGTCGGTGCTGATCTTCTGCTGCGGCGTAAAGCACAGTTACCATGTGCAGGAGGTCATGGAAGAGCTGACCGGAGAAGAGGTCGGCTGCGTGACAGGCGACACAGGATCACTGGAGCGGTCTTCCATGCTGCATCGATTCGGCACGGGAGAACTGCGGTACATGGTCAACTGTGACGTCCTCACCACTGGATTCGATTCTCCCGGCATCGATGCCGTCTGCGTCCTGCGGAGCACGATGTCACCGGGGTTGTTTGTGCAGATGGTCGGTCGTGGATTCCGGATCCACGAAGGCAAACAGGACTGCCTGCTGCTGGACTTCGGAGGCAACCGTAAGAGGCATGGGGATCCCGACCGTGATGACTTCGGCTACATGGTCGAAGATCGAGATTCCGATGGACCTGCGGTCCCGGCAGCAAACACGCGAGGACGACTCTGCGTGAATTGTGAAGGTGACATCCCGCCGGACATGCGAATCTGTCCTCACTGTCATTTCGAACCGGAAGACAAGACTCGCCGTGAAGCAAATCACGAAGCGGAAGCCGATCTGGAAATGCTAGAGAGCTATATCACCTGGGAGGTGGAGGCGGTTGACTATGACAAACACATCAAGCGCGGTGCCGATGATACAGCGCCTCCCACGATGAGGGTGACGTACCACGTCCGTGAAACGGGCGCGGAAGGCAACCTCTCAATGCAGGTCTGCCGGGAGTGGATCTGCTTCGAGCACAAGGGGTTCGCGAAGAAGAAGGCGGCAACATGGTGGTACAGTCGGTCACAGCATCCGATGCCGGACACCGTCGATGAGTCGCTGGATATGATTCGACGACATGCCATCCGTGCGCCGTATCAGATCACGACAAAAAAAGAAGGCAAGTGGAGACGAGTGGAAGCAATTGAATTCAAGGATGAGTGCCCGGAAATCGTGGACCTGCAACCACCGGAAATGATTCCGGAAGGGGCAGGATGGAGTGATGACTATGTCCCGTTTTGAGGAGTGCGAGAATGACTGACGGAGAAATCACAGTGGACCAATTCTGGGGAATGATCGTCCATAAAAACGATCAGTACCTGCAGGCGGTGGTCGAGAGCATCGAGAAAGATGGCGTCGATACGTTTTGCGGAATGCTGGCAGACCATGTACTGCCGCATCTCGTGGAGGAGGATGAAGAAGTCAGCGTTGAAAGAGCGGTGTATGGGATGGCGCTGCTGGGTGCCGTGACTGCCATGATCGCGTGGAGAGAAAAAGAGGAGGGATGACGATGGACGAGCAATTACCAGCCGTGTTGAACCATCCATTTCTAACGTCTAAATTCACCGGGCCGCGAGGGTTGAGCCGACCACGCGAACACGCCCAGATTCGCGGCTCCGGTGCAATTTTTTGTTATCCAGCTATTACGAACAGGATGGAATCACGATCTATCACGGGGATTGCCGTGAGGTGTTGCCGCAATTGGAGTCGTTCGATCTGGTGTTGACCGATCCGCCGTATGGGCTGGGCGACAAGTTGACAAAAGGCGGGTCAGGTCATTCGTTCGATTCGCTACTTCATGGCGGGTCGGACAAGTGGGACGTTTTGATTTCAGAAGAGTTGATGAAACTCATTTTGTCTGCTGGGAAAACACAGATTATATGGGGCGGGAACTTTTACAGCATGCCACCGTGCGAGCAGCCGTTATGCTGGGACAAGTTGAGGCCGAATCAAAAGAACGTCAGCGAGTGGGAATATGCGTGGACTTCGATGGTAGGACGGGCGCGGCTGTTTGAATACTGTGCGAACGGCGGGTTCGTGGCGAAGCAGCCGCGACAGCACCCGACACAAAAGCCAGAAGCGTTGATGAAATGGTGCATCACGATCGCGAAGCCTGAACCGAAAACAATCATTGATCCGTTCATGGGCAGCGGAACCACGTTGCGTGCGGCTAAGGATTTGGGCCGTCGTGCCGTGGGAATCGAGATTGAAGAACGATATTGTGAGATAGCGGCAAACCGTCTGCGTCAGGGCGTGCTGCCGTTTGCTGGATAACGGCCGCGATCACCCGGCGGCGATGGGTGATCTTACCAACTGAAACCCGCACACCAATCGCCGCTCGGTGTGCATCGCATGGTTATCGGAATCATGGTCAAACGACTCGGAGGCTCAGAATATGGCGAGGGCATCGGCGACACGGTGTCCACCGTTGAAGATCCAAACAACCCGTCATTTGATGCGGCAACGCACAAGACGAGTACGGACGAGAAGATTCGATTTCTGTTGGAGGATCATACCATCCATTTGTTGAATGATTGGGAGCAGCAATTCCTGATGGATGTCTACGGCAAGGTGCCATTGAGCCAGAAGCAGCACATCAAAGTAGCTCGCATCTACCGGAAGCATACACAGCCAGCCAGTTCCCGATAACGTCTAAATTCACCGGGCGGCGACGGTGGACGTTGATTTCAGAACAGACCCGGATTAGCCGCTCCGGTGGAACACATTGTTATGCCTGGTCCGCGATACCAACACACAGCAGAAGAACTTCGGCACGTTGCAGACATTCTCGACGTGTTGAATGCAGGTGATAAGAATCAAATAGTTGCTGCCGCTGGGGGCACCATTGACATTTACTGGAGCGACAGCCTGATAGGCCGAATCGACCGTGATGACGAAACATGGGTGTATTTACCGGAAGCAAGGCGACCGCCACAAAGGTCGGGTGACATTACATGGGAGTCACAAGACCCTGACGCGATCATTCGCGTTGAGATCATCAACGCAGCAGCTTCTCTCAAGGTGTTTGCAGCCATTTCATCCGCTGAGGTGAAGGAAACCAGCAAGCCGCTACAGCGAACGCTGCATCGCTTCGGGGGAACAGTTTTGAGTATCGAAGGCAAAGTGGCACGGCTGTCGTTGACCGATGAGAGAAAACGCGAAGCGACGGCGTCGTGTGACGCTGATGATTTGCTATCCCAGGGAATCAACTCGGGTGATTCCTTCAATTGTTCGGTAGTCAAGGAAGGGCGAGCGTTCGCGCTTCAATTCGAACGTGCATCGCGCAAGAAACTGACGCCCGAGGCGATCTCCGAGATTCGTGCTGAGATCGCCAACGATCTGGCTGACTTTGATATTGGATACGAGGTTTGGATTCACAGTGACACGTTTGTTGATCCTCAAGAGGCGATAGACCATGCACGAAACATCAGCAAGGGGCATCCGTTGGATGCTATTCTGGCGTATTGCAATGCGTCAGACGATGTGCCACCAGAGATCCACGATGCGGCAGCAAAGATGCTCAACGTGGGATCACTGTGTCATGGTTCTTAGGATGAAGATCAATGGCATTCATAATTCGTTCGCTTGGGCTTCGAATCTCTCGAATCTCTTCTTCTGGTTCGTCAGTCATTCGTAACTTCCTTTCTTCACAGTAACATAACGAATGTTACAGTGCCATTCAATTGTTAATAATAAATCAGCACATCGCATATCGAAGAGAGTCATCCATAGAAACGATGAACGAACGAATGGGCGATGATTGTGACTGGGTAAGGTGTCGCAGGCTAATAGGGAGATCGCTGGACCAACTAACAACTGAGCATAACCGGGTGCCCGCGAATGGCATCCGAATTCAGAAACCGCGGGCCGGGCACTCCGGTTCATGCGATTGTTATCTGCTTTTTCTGGGGGAACTTTGTGATTCCATGCCTTTTTTGTATTTACAGAAACGAATCAGCCGATAAGATGTGTGCATGAGTCAGACGCAATCCTAAACGAGGAAAGATGAACAATGCCCAACTTTATCAAGAACATTATCGAAGCGGGCGAAGTGGTCGGTTTCCGCTTCATCGACCACGACGTTGCTGTAGGGGATGATTTGGGAAACAGCTTTGTCTGGGACGGTGACGACAAGACAGACGACGAGCTACCCGGGACTTGTGCGTTTGAAAGCTGGACAGCAATGGTCAAGTACGCCCAATACAGCCGCGGCTGCGGAAAGATCGTTGTCCTGATTGGCGACAATGCAGGTCGAGGGACGGACTTTGCGGATGAGATTTATGTTGCCAACGCAACTGTAGTTGCCGTGATGGAGTGGTAATGCCGAGCACACGCAAACCGGGCCGGCCATCGCAGGGCGGCCCGACGCCGATCAGGACGGTGCGGATTGACGATGAAACGTGGAAGCGGTGGAATTCAGCCGCTGAAGAGTTGGGCGTTGCCGTAACTGAATTGATCCGATCCGGTGTTGATCGCGAAATCAAGGTGAGGCGACGACGTAGCAGATAAAGCCCTGCGTAACCGGGCGGCGAGGTTACGCTTTGATTTCAAATTCGACCGGATTCGCCGCTCCGGTTCACGCAATTGTTAGCCAGCCCGATGCGCGAGACAGTATTGAACTACGGAGGTGGTCGCCAGACAGTCGCAATGTGCGTGTTGATCGCGAAAGGCGTGATACCGAAACCAGATCGCATTGTGATAGCGGACACGAGCCGCGAAAACCCGTCAACGTGGGAGTACCTTGAGCAGCACGTACAGCCGATGCTGGACGAACACGGATTGGCGGTTGAAATCGCAAGCCACGAACTGGCAACGGTGGACATTTACGCGAAGAACGGCGATTTGTTGTTGCCCGTGTTTACCAAGACGGGGAAGTTGCAGACGTATTGCAGCAACGAATGGAAACGCCGGGTTGTGGATCGGCACCTGAGAGCCGCAGGTGTGACCGAGGGTGAGCATTGGATTGGATTCGCGTTCGATGAGCGGAAGCGGTGGAACCGAAAAGACAAAGACGGGCAACCATTCCACGGACGGCAATGTGGGAAGTGGTTGCAAATTTGCCCGCTGGTTGACCTGATGGTGAATACGGCAAGCTGTGCGAAGATCGTGAAAGATGCCGGATTGCCTCCAGCGCCGCACTCGTCGTGTTGGATGTGCCCGCACAAGCGAAACGCGGAATGGCGAGACATCAGGGACAATTACCCGGAGCAGTGGGAGGCAGCAAAGCAGATGGACGCTGAGTTGCGAGAGTGGGACGACAAAGGCGGAACGTGGCTGCACCGTTCGTTGGTGCCGTTGGGTGAGGCGGACATTGACACTGACGAGTCAGCGGCAACGGTCCAGCAGTGTACGCTGGGTTCGTGTTTCGTTTAGCTGGCTAACGTCAGTGTTCACGGGGTTGCGACGTGAACGCTTACCATTACCAAACGACGGGATTCGCAACTCCCGTGCAACACATTGTTATACCGCCGTGCTATTCTCAGACGACGCCGAACAACGAATCGAGCAAATGATTGACGCTGGCCGAAAGATTACGGCTGAAGCAGTCGAGCGATACAAACCCGTTGCCATCTTCGGCGGGTTTAGCGGTGGTGACGATTCGATAGTTGCAACACATTTTGCCGTGACAGAGTTTGGGGCAGCGGTTGCACATTGCAACACGTTGACCGGCATGGAAGCCAACCGGAAACACATGGGGGCGATTGTTGATCGGTTTGGATGGCACTTGATCGAGAAGCACGCGGTAGCATTGGGGCCACCAAAAAGCACGAGGAAACGAATCAACGGAAAACGGGTTGACCTGCCATTTGATCCGGCATCGTTGCCAACAGGGCGATGGCAAGACGGGAAAACAGCCTACGAGGAATACTGCTTCAACTTCGGGATGCCAGGACCGGGGCAGCACGGGCGACAATACCAACGGTTGAAGGAGCGATCGTTCAACGCGATCAGACGCGAGGCGAAACAGGGCCACAGTCGCAACGCGACGGTGATGATGATTACAGGAATCCGCCGTGATGAATCGTCGATTCGAGCAGGTTACAAGCGAGCGGTTAGCAAGGTTGGCGGTACAGTTTGGGTTAATCCGTTTTATTGGTTTGATGCGGTGGCGTTTGAGTTGTATCGGCAGGAATTTGGGTTGCCTCGTAATCCGGTTAAGCCGGTCGTTGGAATCAGCGGTGATTGCTTGTGTGGGACAATGGGCGAACCGCATGAATTGGATTTGGCTGCGAAGTTAGAACCAAAGCGGAAAGTGTACATTCAGGGTATTGAGTTGAAATGTGAGTCGCTGGGGTTGCCTTGCAAATGGGCAACGCGACCAGCGAAGAAACAGAACACAAATGAATTACAGTTAACGCTTTTTGGCGACGAACCAACGTGGCAACCCGCTTGCGTTGGATGTTCGAGGCGGCAACCCGCGAAGGCGTGATAACGACCCGCATCACCGGGCACGAAGGGAAGACTATGAATTCACCAAGCCGCGAGAATGAGTGCTCCGGTTCATGCGATTGTTCTACGGACGGTCTGAAAGTGTTCCGCTTCGATGACAGCCTGATCCGGTCGCATGTGATGGCGGACTCGGAGAATGAGGCGGTCAAGATTTTGGACCGGACAATGGGCCGCGAGGATCGTGAGCCGGATGATGTAGAATGTGACATCTACCGCATCTGCGGAGAAACCGTGTTGCCGATCAGTCTCGATGGTGGCGAGTTCACCAACAAAACGGCGGCGGAATGGATGGCCGAGCATGAATACACGCCCGGTCTGCTGTGAAGTAATGTTGAATTCGTGTGAGTTTCACGCGAGTCCGTAGAACTCTGACAGAAGGGATTCGAAATGACGTTGGTACTTGCACGCGGAGAGAACGACGAGCTGGTGATCGGTGACCAGATTCGGTTGAAGTCCGTCAACTTCAAACAGAACGGCGGCGGCTGCTACGTGCTGGTGGACGCTCCGCGAGACATCCCAGTCTGGCGCGGTGAGATTCAAGCGAAGATCGAAGCAGAAAGAAACGCGACGTGAGCGCTGAGCCTTTTTTTTCTACGCAAGGAGGTGAACACGTGCCCAAAGAGATGACAGACGAGCAGCGCGAGTTGCAAGAAGTGAAAGAGCATAACGCAGCACTGCGGGCGCGTCTGAAGGACGCATGGCTTGAGATTTCAAACATGCAGCACCAGCTTAAATTGAAGCAGCCAAAGGACGCTGACTGATGAGTGGGATGCCACTGAAAGACCGTCACGAATGGCTTTGCCAAATGTTTGACTGCGAAGACGATGACCCCAGGTCGATGGGATGGGTAGGCTGCGGCGGTCTCCCCTAAACAAAAGCTCAGAACGGAGTGAAAGCAAATGATCCCCCCGAAGTGCCTGCGCGAGTGTGCGCAGTGGCTGAATTGGAAAAACATCAATGACAACAAAATCCCCTGCACCAAATCCGGAGCACCCGGCAAATCGAATGATCCTTCCACCTGGTCGACCTACCAGTCCGCTGTCCGTGTTCGCAGCAAGTTCAGCGGCATCGCCTTTGTCTTCAGTGATGACGATCCCTACTGCGGCATCGATCTCGACAACTGCCTCGATGAAAACGGCAACCTGCTGGACTGGGCCAGACCATTCGTCGAGAGGTTTACTCCCTGCAGTTACGGTGAGATCTCACCGTCTGGTCGCGGGATTAAATTCATCACGCGCGGGGGAAAACCGGAAGGCTCTCGCTGCGTTCACGTCATCGACAAAAATCTGAAACAGCAGGTTGAAGTCTACGATCACGCGAGGTTCTGGACGATTACTGCAAGTCTCTGGCAGGATTGTTCTGAAATCTCAGAGGGGCAGGAGGCTGTCGATTGGGTCTGTTCGGAGTTTATGCTTTCCTCCGATGCAGAACGTCTCGCACCATCGACAGCACCTGCCTCTCGCGTTTCTACGTCCCGTGTCGTCACGCCGGATGAAATGGAACTGGACCGCCGGATGGAAGCCTACGTCGACAGCATCCCGCTGGAGGCTCCCGGTGGTCGCAACAATGCCCTGTTCAAGCTGTCCGGACATCTGCATCGATTCGTCGAAGAGGGAGTCTCCCCGGAGAAGGTTGAGGAGTATTGCCGGTACTGGAACAACAGTCTGCTGGAGCCGCTGGAAGAAGAGGAATTTCTGAAGGCAGTTCGATCCGGTATGCGGAACGGCACGCCACGAGAGCCGAAGGAAAATCGAGAGCAGGTTCTGCCGACGATTCCGCCGGAAGTGGACTTTTCCGGCCTGAAAACGAATTCAAAAAAACCTGAACCTGTCCCCCAGAGGATGCCCCGCGATCTGATCTTTGATGCTCCCGGCATGATCGGTGATATCGTCTGCTGGCAGGATGATATCTGCCTCTACAGTCTGCCCGAAGTCTTCCTGGCGTCGGCGCTGGCACTGATGTCACTGATCACCGGTCGCAAAATCGCTGACCCGCTCAATGGACGCACCAACCTCTACCTGCTTGCCATGGGTCCGACCGGGTCCGGCAAAGAACATGGTCGCCAATGCACCAAACGACTGTTCGATGCCTGCGGAGCCGGGGATCTGATTGCCCCCGAAGATTTGGGATCCTCCGCCGGACTGTTCGCCAGACTACAGGAGCATCCCGCCACACTGTTCCAGATCGATGAATTTGGCAAGTTCATCGAGCAGGTCAGCGCGACGAACGCACAACCCTACCTCAAGGCACTGGAGGCAGACCTGCTGAAGCTCTACACGTCCTCATCCTCGACCATGAAGGGGCGAGCCTACGCGGACACAGAACGCACGCCATGCCTCGACCAGCCTCATTGCGTTATCCTCGGATCGAGCACCCCATCGACGCTTTGGAATGCCCTTTCGTCGCAGTCTGTGCATGCCGGTCTGCTCGGCAGACTCCACATCTTCGAAGCACCGGATTATGTGCCGCTGACAGAGCATGTCCCCATCGGAATCTCCAGGCGGAAACCGCCGCCGAACCTCGTGGATCTGGTCCGGTTCTGGATCGAGTATTCCCCTGGAGGGAACCTCGATGACCTGCACCCCGAACCCACCGAAATGATTTGGGGACAGCCGGTGCAGGATCGTCTGATTCAGCACATGCGCGAAATCGCTGATCGCCGGATCGGGGAAGAGTCAGTTGCCGCTGCCATCTGGTCCCGATCAGCCGAGAAAGCCAACAAGCTGGCGATGCTGTCCGCTGCGGCCAAAGGAGAGTTCGAAGTTACCTTGGAGGATGCTGACTGGGCCATTCGACTGCAGAACTTCTGCACCCGGAAACTGGTCAGCCGCATCGACTCCAACCTGTCTGATACGCCGTATGAACGTACCAAGCGACAGGTGCTGGAGAAGATCACCTGCCGGATGTCCCTCACGCAGCTGGGACGCAAGACGCAGTCCCTGCGATATCGTGAGCGGAAAGAGATCGTCGATGATCTCGCTGCCGCCGGCATGATCAAACTCACCAAGGAGCCGGGGAAGACCAAGTCCTCCGAATGGGTCGAGAGGATCTGATTTCTCGCGCTATTTCTCGATTTCTTGCCGAGAAAGTAGACATCGCGCCCAACTTCTCGCGACATTTCTCGCCATTTCTCGCGCGGAATAACTCAAATTTGACCTTGAGTTATTCTTGAATTATTCAAGGTCTGCCGCTGGAATCGCTCAAATAGTGCAAGAATAACTCAAGGGCAAATTTGCACTATTCGGACGAGAAAAACGAGTGTTTTATATAGTATTATCTATATGTGTATGAATAACTCAAATAATTCAAGGGGTCTCTTTCCTCAGCCGAGAATCTCATTTCTCGACCCTTTTGCCCATTTCTCACTCTCTAAAGGGGGGGGGTTGAGTTATTCCCTTGAGTTATTCGATTTCTCGATTTCTCGCGCCTTAGCCACGGTTCAGCCACGGTTCAGCCACGGTATTGACGAATTCGCCAGCCTACCGGTACAGTGACGACTTCTGGAACGAGTGAGAGGTGTCCTGAAGAGTCTTGTTCAGGGAGGTTCATCAGCCCCTCGGATGCCACTGATGATTTTGGGGAGTCCGTGATGCCCGACGAAAATTCCGTGCCCAGCGTTACGCTCGAACGAACCATCAATCTCATGGTCCCTGTCCTTAATGCCAGGATCAACATCCCTGGCATCTGGGACGAAGAGCAGGAAGCCGCCAAAATCCGCTCGGCACTCGGACTGGTCATGCCGGCATTGCCAAAGTTTACCTGGTCCTTCCTGCTGGATGCCAGTAATGGTCTTACTGATCAGGAGACCGAAAAGATCCTGCAGATCACGCTGAATAACATCGCTCGGCTGGTCGTGGCTCCCCTGCCGTCCTTTATTCACCCGTTCATCACAAACCAGATCCATAATGCTTTCGAACCAATCGTGCGTGTCGTGCTCGAGTATGCCCAGGCGGGTGCCAACATTGGACTGGATGAACCAGAAGGGGAAATCTGATGGGATTCGAACTCTCGGAGACTGCCGTCACTTGGATCAAATCCATCGCCGCTATCGTCGCTGTCCTCACAGCGTACGGTGCCAAAGGTGACTCCCTCCGTGGAATCCTCAACTGGTTCAAATCGGCAACCACCAAAGATCGAGATCACCGAACAAACATGGATGTCGCCTGGCGGGAACTCATGGACGACTCCCGAGAACGAAACTGCACCGCCTCTGTCCATCTCCTGAATGAGTGGATGGAATGCCGGACCATGCAAGGCATGAAAAAGGCAGACGATATATGAAACATGTCATCCTCATCCTCTGTGCTGTCGTCCTGTTTCTGCCAATCGGTGAAAGCAAACCGGGTCCAGGCCCCACTCCCGACCCGCAGTCCGGGGATGTCTTCGATGAGTTTGCAAACAGCTATCGGCAACTCCTCGCTGACTCGTGGAACGAAATGGCAGATACCGAATTCGGTTCCGATGCTGAACAACTGGAATGGATCAACACGAGAAATAAAGCCGCTCGAACTGCCGCATGGGAACCTGTCCATCAGCTGGCGGCCGAGGCTGTGAGTCAGGGTCCGGAGTTCACCGCGCGGTTTGCCGCCAGCCTGCAGGAACGCACCCTTGGCATCGACTGATCCACCACCATTCACAGGTTACGCACTCGAAATTGAGGAAAAACAGGCACTCCTGCAGGAGAGCATCGATTTCTCGTTCCGCTCCCTCCCGCTCCGGGATGACGCTCCAGAGAAATACGATCCCCGCAACTGGTGGCGAGTCGAGAACCAGGGAGCAGTCGGTCGTTGTGCCGGTATGGCATCTTCCTCTGTCGGAGAAGTGTGCTTCAATCGGCAGTCCCGTGGTTCTAACGTCATCCACTTCAATGGTCATGCGTCCTACATCTGGGCACAGAAAAACTCCCGCGGTCTCTATGGACGTGACCGAGGATCAACCATCCATGGGAACGTGAAAGCGGCGAAAGAAATCGGCTTCTGCCCGATGGACTGGGATAAGGATGGCAATGTCGATTACCCGATGCCCCGACGTTATACGACCGACATCCCGCCGCAAGCTAAAGTCTACGCATCCAAATATAGAATTGGCTACTCTGCCTTCTTCGAGGAATTCGATGAGATCGTAGCATTCCTGAGGAACGGACAGGGTGCTGTCTTCGTCGGAGGATCGTGGGGAAACTGGAGGCCAAATGCGCAGGGAATTGCTGATCGGTTTTCTGGTGGGGGTGGTGGACATGCCTGGGTCATTGCTGGCTGGGACGTTTCTCGTTCCACTTTTGGTGAAGATGTCCTTCTGGCTGCTAACTCTCATGGAACACGCAGCTGGAAAGATGGCTGGTGCTTCCTGACCCGAAACTTCATCAAACAGTTTGCTGCCCACCAGCATACCGTTATCGCCGGCATGTCAGATCTCACAGATCCTGAACCGCGAAAAGTCAACTGGCAGGAAGATCTCGAATGGTAAGGCTTGTCATCATTGCTACGTTGCTCATGCCGCAGGTCAGTGACTACGAAGCAGCACGACGTCGTATGCAGGTCCTGCTCGATGCCATCGAGGAGGTCACCTCCTGCAGCAACCCGAACTGCAACTGCAATCCCTGCCTCTGTGAAGACCGCCAGTGCGGTCAGGTCGTGGAACCACTGACAGAGCCAATCCTCGCCGTCTGGACGTTCGAACAGCCACCCGTAAAAGCGGTCGCTGCAGGAAATCGCTGCTACATGGTGACAGCGGAATGGTGTCCACCCTGCCGACGATCAAAAAATAAGTGCGGAGACCTGATCGGGGATCCCGGATCCGGAGCGCCTGTTGAAACTATCAATGTCGATCAACGGCCGAACTATGCCGCAGAAATGGGACTGAGACACGCTCGGTCTCTGCCGACATTCATTACCGTGGATGCCTCAGGTAAGGAAACCTCACGACGTGTCGGGGAACAATCTCGCAGCAGTCTACAGTCAATCCTCAGGCGGTATCAGGTCAACGTGACAACCTCTGTGGCCGCTCCTGATCCCGCAGTGACCGTTGCCACCGTTTCCACCGCACCGTCCACCACGGCCATCGTCGCCGCTCTGGCGGAATACCTGGCACGCACGCAGGAAGGCAACGAATTCCCCGTGGGAGGTCTCTTTGAGCGGGATCTATCTGTCCCCGCTCATGTGCCGCAGATCCTCGCGATCCTCATGGCAGGCAAACCCGTGGAGATTCAGGAAGCTGGACTCAAAATCACCTGGACAGGTCCTGACCGGAAGGTGCAGTTCGTTGGTGCCGAAGAACTGAAGCTGACTCCACCAGTCAGCATCCGGCTGGAAAAGTGGCTGGTAACCGTGACGACGACGCTCTCAGGGATTCAGGTCTCTGAAGATGGGCGGCAGGTGCGACTGCTCCTCAAAGGTCCTGATTTCACAATTCGGTTTGTCCCATGATGAGTGCCGAGGAAAGCCGGAGAATCATCCTGTCAGACCCGGTCTACGGATCCACAGTACGGATGACAATGGCTGACTGCGAACTGGAGTGCGGCAGCAGAGAGGAACGGGTCTGCCTGGCATGTGCTGCTACATTGCATGGGCAGGCGTGGTTTGAGACCCCCGGGTTCGTGCTGAAAGCCCCTCCCCCCGTTCTGCTCTGTGATTCCTACCTCGAGCAGAAAACAAAGGAAGCATTCGACCACTGCGTGGCAGAACGAATCATCCCCCGTGGCATCTGGGGTGTTCTGCTCTGGTTTGCTATACGGCAGGCAGCATGGAGATTTCTGGAATCTCTCATCCGGCACTGGTGGACAAACCGTGCTCAACGGGAATCGGAATTCCTCGAAGGTCCAGGCCTAAATCCGGAATAAATCCGGAAGAAATCCATTCCGGGACCACTCCGAGTCTGCCCCAAAAACCCCCAAATTTTGGGGGGCCTTATAGGGGTTTTGCAGGTCATCAGTTTTGATTGACCAGATAGAAGCCGAACACAAGGTCGGCCACCTTCCAGATGCCCATCAGCACGAGCACGACCACCAGCGGGAACCATGGTCGACTTTTCATTTTGACCTCTCCTCTCACAAGTCTTTCAGCGGGATGCCCTTTGGCCGCTCGAGGTCCAGCTGCCGCTGATGCTCTCGCCAGTCCGGGTCTGACTCGCTGCTGGTCGACAGGCCGGCTGCGAGCACGTACAGGATCGTGAGGACCATCGCGATGTAGGCGATGACCCCGACTGCGTGGCGAATCTTGTTCAGAGTCGCCTCACGATCAGCGTCAGGACGAGCCCCACGACCACACCCAGGAAGAAGTTCACCCGATCTTCAATAATCTTTCAGGAAGCCTATTGACGTTGTCGATGTAGCTGATACGATACACCGGATCCATGGTAGCGCGGTGTTGCCGACGATGCAATCTTGAATACGGATGTGTGCGAGAATCTACCTGCAGTCTCTCGAGGATTTCAGCCTGAAGAATGGAAGATGGGAAGAACGATGGCTGGTCAATGCCACTCGACTGTGGAACTGGGCGGACTGTCAGGATTGCCCGGAGCCATACTGGACAATCATGGATCAGATCCTCCCGGAATTCTTTGTCCGTCGAGACGACGCGAACTCTGCTCTGCTGACATACCACGATGACTCTTTTGGGGTGGCATAATGAGCGACAGCAACCTGCCCACCTTCCTCGGTGTCCAGCAGGTCGCCAGACTCTGCAAGGTGGCTCCCCGCACTGTCCACAAATGGTTCGATTCTGGTCGCCTGACTGGCTACCGGGACGACCGACTGTACCGCAGGATCTCTGTCCAGAGTCTGCGGCAGTTCCTGACCGACTACGGATTTCCACCACTGGACGACGAACAACTGATTGAACTTTCAACCCGAACGAAGAAAGAAGAACAATGAACAACGACTTGAAAAAGAAAACTGCCCGTCAGCGAAACCTCGACAAGCTCGCTGTGGCGAAAGCAGAGGCCGAGACGGCTGCAGCCGCAGCTGATCTGGTCGACCATCTGCTCGGTTGTGAGATGGATCCTGCCTGGGTGCCAATCAAACTGTACAACGAGCTGATCGACCAGGTCACCGGACTCAAGAATCGGCTGGCTCAGCAGAAGTGCGAATATGTCGCCGAACGGTGGCCTAAGGATGCAGACGGCGAATTCATTTTCGATGACATCACGCTGGAAGGAGCGTACAAGTGAGCAAGCGTATTTCAAACCTGCAGATCAATATCGCGGATGACGGTGCCCGGCAGGCAGCCTACGAGGCGGCTGCGGAGAAGGCGGGACATCCCAACAAATCTCAGTGGGCTGTTCGCATCCTCGATGCCGCACTCGGCAAACGAGTGCAGAAAAAATTGCCACCGCTGACCGGCATGGGACGGCCGCCGGCAAAAAAATGATCTGACCCCCCAGAAAAGTACCCCCCCCCTGCGCCCTGGCAGACTCTCGGCAAAATGCCACAGAATCTGCCAGGGCATTTTCATGCGCTTTTGAGCAGGATTCTGCTGAGAAACTGGACGGGATCTTCACCGGAAATCTGGACAGAACCCGGAGCTGCATGCAGGGGGAATGCTGGCAGGATTGGTGGGGAATCTGCCGGGGAATCTGTCAAGGAATCTGTCAGGGATCTGCTGCAGATTTCTGCACAGGTTTACGCTGAGTTTACGCTGAGTTCTCGACAGGATTTCAAAAGAAATTCCTGCGGGGAGAAACTTCGCCAGCGGCAGG